ACTTATTTTATTTATTAGATACATCTGTATACCTAAAAAAGAAATAAATAAACTAGCTGAGATATCGATTTAAACTCTGATACTAGAAGCCTCCATTAGTATTTGTTCGACCACTTCCGTTGCTGTAAAGTCGGAACTCAACGGTCCACTTGGTACTTTAATTAAATTACACACTACCCATAAAAATACATCAAATGCGGCTTCATCTAGTGCCCCTACCGAAGCCATACCTGCTATAAAGTCTATAAAATTTTCTAAAATTGATAATCCATTAGGATCTGAATGTATATTGAAATTTTCTAAATATAACATCAAAACTGCATACATATGATAGTCTTGCCAGTAAGATTTATAAAAACTAATTTCACGTATCACATTGTCGTCCATTAGAGTTCTACGCCCAGTATGAACATCCGGTTCGTACGGTCTTAAAAGAGAACCCGGATCTAAACTTAATGTATACCTCTTAAACATATCCAAAACTTCATCTTGGTGTTTTTTACCATAATTCTCAATTAGTTTAGAAATTAAATTTTCAAAAAATCGATGGTTAAATTTAAGATATTTAATCTTTTTTAGTAAAATACCCATACCGTAATTAATTGTGACACTGTTAAAACAATGATACAAAGACATGAACATTCCCTTTATAAGTTCTCGATTAACTAGAGGAGCGTTAGACGTAAAACTTCGCGGATAAACGATTATTTTTTCAGTCATTTGAGCAACTTCGTTTCCGGTTGGAATTGTAATACGTACATTTTTTAATTCAATATTTTGAAATCTATCTGTGTAATGATACAAAAGTAAAGCATTTTTCAATATTGAATGTAAATATATCATGAATTTTTCAGTAGATTCGGGGTCTCCCCTTCTTTGAAACATTCGTTTATTTTCTAGATATCTAAATCTTATAACCTTTGTTACTATTTCTACGTTTTCCATTTGTTTAGCGCGATTGTCGAATTCTTTCACAATTAAGCGATGTATTCTCAGAGTGTATTCTGGAATTATCGATTCTAAATCCCTGGTTCCAAATCTAGCATAACGCTTTCTATACATTTATAGTATAATAAATATTTAATTTCTTCTGAAACTTTTATATTGTTCAAACTCAGAACATTTTCTAGTCATATTCAATTGTGAATTCATATTTTTAAATTCTTCTACTAAATCATTTAACTCTATTTCCATTCTTTTCTCTAGAATATTAAATTTTTTACGATGTTCGGATAGTAAATAACTAATGTGTTCTGCTTTTTGATAAGCTTCCTCTTCTTCCTTAACAAGTCTATCGCGTTCTTTTGTACATTCTATGTATTCTATTCCAATAGTTGTTAAAAAGTTATTAAGAGAATTCATCTTAATTTTAAAATTTTAAAATGTATTTAAATACATTTTCATTTACATTTTAGTTTACATTTTTATATGTAAACTTCACAAATCTGATTCCATGTACCTGTATGAAGAGTATTAGACCATGAAATAGTTCTACACAACGGACACTCCACGTGTCCGTTGTTTCCAAACCATTTTGTTATACAACTTTTACAGAATGTATGACCGCATTGATCTAGTGTTGTAATTAATGTGCAGTTATTAAAATCTGAAAAACAAATCGAACATTCAATAGTGTTCTCAATGATTGATTTGAATTTAAAATGAAGTTCGTCTCTTACAGGACACCTCTCTTTAATGGGTATTTTATATTCACGAACTATTTCCCTGGCTAAGTTTCTACAATTACAATCACAAGGCATGCAATATTTTATATAAATTCTCCAATATCTGTGATCAGATAATTGATCGTAATTTAAATTTTTTTTTGGACTTCCTCTATCATACCACTTTTTATCTTTTTTTGGTTTGTCTATTTTATGCCGTTCGCAGCATTTGCACTCATTTAAAAACTCTAATGCATTTTCCCACGATTTATGTATACGTACGCATTCTACTAAGTTCATTTATTAATTTAATTTGTCTTTTTTTTAAGAAACTTATTTTTTAGCAATTCATTGATTATTTTCAACTAAGTCCCATTCTAATGCCTTTAATTTTTTAAATTCTTCACATTTTTCTTCATACATTTTATTTACAGATCTAAGTTGAGCAATTAGATTCAAATTTAATTCTTTAAGGCAGTCTATTTCTGTAAGAGAATTAGTTTTACGTCTATCTTTTTCTAATTCATGAATACATCTCAAAAAATGCGAATGGTGATATTTAAGTTCATCATTTAGACGTAAAATTTTACTTTCATTTATTTGCTTTAAAACGTCGGGTTTAGATTCAGGAAATCCAGGTTTGTAATCTTTTAGTAATTTTTCAATTTCTTCCATAAAAAAATTTTTAATATTTGCTTCTTTTTTAAATTTAATAAAATATTCCACTGTTTTATCGGATGGTTTGAATAAATCGTTATTTCTACTCAGTAATTCCTTTTTATCGAAAGTGTTGTGAATATGAGAAAATACCAAAATAGTTTTTAACGGATCTAGTTGTATCATCGGAAAAGAATAATCTTTGAGAAATTCTTTTTCTTCTGCTAAGGATTTTGTATCATTATATCTAGTTAATGCTAACAGTTCTCTTTTAAATGCAAAAGTACCAGCGGTTGCGTGATTGGGACCGTAAGGCCCGCCTTGATACATTTGATTTATATGTTTAAAATATACGTAAATTTCGCTTGAACCTGCAATTAAGATATCTTTGTTAGACATCAACATTTCCACAGCATGCTGAATTCGTTCTGGCGGATAATAATCGTCGTCGTCCATGTAAACAAGTATATCTCCCGTAGTTTTTTCATGGGTAAAGTTTCTTTTAGCACCAAGAACAAGCTTTGTATCTATCTCAAAATATCTAATTTGAGGTATTCCGGATTTTTCTACTAGATCTTTTATTTTATCAGTTCCATCGTCAACTATAATCCATTCTATTTTATCTTTTGGATAAGTTTGATTCTTAAAACATTCGAACATATTGTTTATAAACGGCCTTCTATTAAAAGTAGGAGTACATACACTTACAGTAGGATAAAATTTTGTATGCCTCTTTTTAGTCATATTGTTAATATATAAAAGATTTTTTTATATTGTTTAATTGTAAATGTTTCTATATCAAATATACCACGACTTAAACCGTTACAATTAAACAATTTAAAAAAATATTTTGTTTAAATTAAACGCTATGCCTTCGTTTTTGAGATCGGACAAAAAAATGATACAGGATGCAAACCGCTTAATTAAACAAGGTTTCACAGATATACCTGCTGTTCACCTTTGGGCCGCGGAGCAGAGAGGAGATAACATGAAAAGATTCTCAATGATTTTTCAGAAATTACTCGAACTAAATAAAGAAGTTGACAATGATCTTATTTGGAGACCAACTAGAGGAGGAGATTCAGTTATAGGGAGAGGGGGAAATACTGTAGGAAGCCAATACAGAAACTTAGTTGAAAAATATAAAGACTCTCTATATTTTGCGACCCCCAATAATGATGATAAACTCAATAAAATTGCACAAACATATATAGATTCGGGTTTCACAGATATACCAGATGACGAATATGGATTTTTGATACAAAGCGGAATTAACATGAAAAGATTATCTATTCTAATGAGAATATTACTAGAAATTAAGGAAGCGGCCGAGAAGGAGGCGGCAAGGAAGTCAAGCGGTGCAGGTCCTTCGAGTTTTGGTGCAAGGTTACCAACAAGAAGAAACGTTTTAAGAAGCGACCAAAAAGAGCGAGAAGAAGCGATATCACGTCTAGACTCCGGGCGGGGACTATATGATGTCGAGGCTAAATTAATTAGTATAGGCGCAGTACCCCCTCACTTATCTGTTGTAAAGATTGAAGAGTTACGAAAATTTTATCAACGTATTAATTTCTTGATGTCAGAGATACAGTCACGTCGCGATCAGGAGGAAGATATTAAATATAGTCCATTCGCACGAGACGGTGTACTTATAGACCCTGGTTTAGAATTTCGGCGGTCAAAATACGCCATAAATGATATGTTAGGTCCTTCTGCTGCAATGCAGCGCAGACTTAACCCCGTTGCTGCTGCCGATGAAGGACCTTCGGATGACACCGGTCAAGCGAATTCAGGGCAACGAAGACGTTTCTCAGCGCGCCTAAGAGCGCTTGGTCGTCGCATGGGACTAAGAGGTGGACTTTTGTTGCCCCGCCGCTCAGTAAGATTAAGTGGCGAAGGTCCTTCGAGTGATGGAGCAGGTCCTTCGAGTTTTGGAGCAAATCGGTATATAATAGTTAAAGGTCTAAAGCGTAGACTTTATAAGGGATTATATGGGGGCGTTTATTACAAAAATACATCTGGTAAAAAAATTTATTTAAAACCTAAAAATAAACTTATTAAATCTGCCGACGGAATCTCAGTAACCGGATGGAAAAATATTTTGCAATGGTATAAAGATTCGATGCACAAAATTACATGGGTACATTCACCAACTAGAGTTTTAAAGATAGTAAAAATAGGCGACATGCTCGAATTTACTGTCAAAACAGACGATTCGGGAGATATGTATACTAATTATCTAGACATAATTGTTAGTCCAGATGACGATGGAAATTATCCAGTTTTAATTGACGGTAAAAAATATTTGGTTGCTGGTAATGCAGACGACGCTAAAAAAACTTTTAGTTATGTTTGGGGGGCACCAGATATATTCAACCGTGGAAGAAATTGGTATGTCTATAAATTTAAAACGCGTATTAATTTAACACAGGTTTAAATTGGATTTAAAAATAAATACATTACATTATTAAATGGCATATCTAAGTTTTAGTTTACGTCGCGTTAATAAAGAAATTGAAAATTTTAAAATTAAAATTAAAAAAAATACTTATCCGTTAAAGATTTTAAATTTTTTTAATAATTTAAAATTTGAAATATCATCAAATGAAAACAAAAATTACCTTATGATTTATGATAAATATTTGAATCTTTTTTCACAACTTGAAATAAATCAGAGTTATCCATTTAAGCCGTATAATGTAGTTTATTTTAACTCTAAAAATAGAGTTCCGTATTTAAAAAATTTAAATAATTTAACAGAAATATTCAAAAAGAGAGACACTGAAATGTATGCATTTTTTTATAAATGTATGTACCTTAGTGATCCAAAATTACTAAATTTAAAAAAGTTTGAGTGTTATTGTTGTAACTCGTTAATGTGTACAAATGAATGGTGCCCAAGTTTTACATTTACAAATTTACTATTCGAACTACTCGAAATTAAATTTATCGAATGTTACTCTTCAAATATTGGATATAGATATATTAAAAATATACACGACAAACTTTTTATAAAACTTTCCGATGACTTAATACTTCATATAATTAAGTTTTTATAAAAAAAAGGGACTTATACACTCCCTAAGGAGTGTTGCCGCAATTATTTAAGTCCGATGTCTGTATATGTCGCGCAAAGCAATATACCGGATGTACCACAGACCGGCTACGAAAAAGATAAGAAAAAATGGAAACCCAGACACTTCGGTTTGATAACGGCAATCTTTTACGCAACTCATTTTAAATTTCACTGGACTTATGCGCTCCCTAAGGAGCGCTGCCGTAAATTTTCTATTTCCTTAGAACGCGGCGAACGTTGCGAAGTCGGAATGTATAGGTGTCAAACGTTCCTTTATGCACGAAAATCTCAGACTCAAAGAGTTCGAGTTGTAGCCTTTCTTCCCTTAGAAACGGTGAGGTTTTCCATGCCTCTACGGCACGCTCTCTTACGGGATAACCGCGTCCCCATGGGCCGGAGTACAACGGAAGTGAACCGTGAACCGTGTTCTGCATTGAACACACTGTTCGCTTCTCTGCTTCGTCTATAAGGTGTTTCTGAGCACTCATCAGTCTCTCGACGACCTCGCTCCACATACACGCGGAATGAATAAGAGCACGTTCTTCCCGAGCGACGATGTCGCGAGTGACTTCCTTGGTGTACATCCCGGTCTGGTTGGTCCACAATTCGTCGTCGTCTGCTACCGTCCTTAGACTCTTGGACACACATGAAAGTCGACACAGAATTTCTGCATTGAGATTCTTGAATACGTTTCGAAGTAGATCCTCTGGAAGGGAGTCCATGATTTTCAAGGGTGCTTAGGCACCCCTAAGGGTGCTTCCGCCATGCTGTTTTTTTGGGTTTTAAATTTTAAACCGTCGCCGTCACAATTACACAAACCCTACAAAGCGCTTCTCGCAGTATTGTAGTCCACCGCGAGCAGCCCGCCTAGCAATCCTCGCAGCACGCTTGTCCTCCTTTGACTCGTAAGGAGTTCCAGTCGGCTTACTCCCGAGCATCTCAACGAGTTGCTTTTCGAGTTGTGCGATGATGAGCTTGTTTTCCTCGAACTCACGAGTAAGCCTTGCTTCGTAAGCCTTGCGCTCAAGCTCTTGTTTCGCGAGGTACGCACGTTCGCTTTCATCTTCAGAGAGAGGCTTAAAGGATATGACGCTTGTATCGTCGACGGAAGTGGAGGTCATGGCGCGGCTCCAGATGTATCCAAAGGAGTGCATCATGGTTTTGCGAATCTGTGGGGTTCCACAATCTAAAGTAACAGGAAGAGTCTTAGATATAATTAATTTTAG